TGGGAGGCGTTGAGTGGCATTCCGGATTCCACACTCAGCACCGCGGACCCGCTCGTCACCGAGAACGCGGCATAGTCGGTGCGAGCGAGGAGGACGCGACCGTCTCCGACATCGCCGGCCTGCATCGCATTGGCGCGGAGCTTCGTGGATAGGTTGGTGCCGAGGTCGGCCAGGGTCGCCCCGATGGTCACTTCATTGGCCAGCGAGGCGGAGGCGCGGAACGTGTAGGTCGTCCCGTTGATGGTGACCGTCTCGCCGTCAGAGGGCAGGCCGGAGAACAGGATCGACTTGTAGTAGCAGGTTTTCGTGGTGAAGTTCGCGCCGCCCTGCGCCGTGTACAGGGTGATGGTTTGCGCCGTGTTGTCGATCGACGCCGACAGGAAGGTCGGGACTCCCGAGGCAAGGGTCTCGCCGTGCAAGAAACTCATCCCCGCCAGGAACAGCCCAGTGCGGGCGAAGGATTGGCCGAACGAATTGGAGAACGGCGTTCCCCCGCCGGTGTAGCGGGCGTCGATGACCGAATCGCAGTCAGTGGTCGTCCACAGCACCCACGCGGAATAGGTGAGTCCCGTTGTGGCGGTGACCGCCGTGGTCGACACGACTTTGTTGTTCCCGACGAAATTCAGGTAGTCGGGGCTGGAATCCACGTAGGCGGGGTCGACTGGGCTTGGCGGGTCAATTCGGGCGTTGCTGCGGGGATGGATCCAGGCGTACTGGTCATCTGGTAGCGGGGACACTCGAACCAATTTCATGACGGTCGGGGCGTTGCCGCTGCCGCCGAGACCGACATTGAAGGCCACCAGTAAGTCCTCGCCGTCGACGCACGCCTGGGGGTAGTTGGTGTACACGTCGTCGCCGCTGATGTTGATCCCCGGACCGAAGTCCGGGACACCCCGCCGTGACATGAACAGGGCGACGTTCTTGCGGGCATTGACACTGTTCTGCTCGATAGCCCGCGTGGAGTGAACGCGACTGTCGCAGGTCGTCATCACCCAGCGGCGACGCCCGACCTGCTTAACCCCGATTCGAGCGCTCGGGACTCGAAGCTTCGCCGACACCGACGGTGTAAACGTCTGCCCCCCATCGGTACTCGATGCGACGAGGAACATGTCATCGTCGGTGCCGGACATGTTGAGGTTGCGGGACAGGACGAAGATGTTGCCGCCGGGATCTTCAAATACGACCGGCTCCCAGGCGGTGAAGTCGCCGAACAGGCTGGTGTCGATACGGGTCAGGGTCCAGTTGTTGTCGCCGTCACCGAACAGCACACCGTTGTACTTGATGTGCCGGGTGAATGAACTCGCTATGTCGGGGGTGGTGGTGTAGGCGTCCGAGGTGAACGTGACCGGCAGAGCAACCCGACCATCAGAGAGCACCAGCCCATCGGCCGACGACGCCGCCGAGCACTCGGAGCCGTCGAAAATAGGGAAGGTGGTGAGCCCGTCATCTTGGAGGCCGTAGCTCGTCAGATCATCGGTCAGGATCGGCTTGTAGTTGTTGCTGGAGTCGAACATGAACCGCTGCGTTGTCCATTTGCCTTCAGGCGCAGTCAGTTTCGACAGGTAGTGAAACGCTGTGTCGAACCATTGGCACCACAACTCGGTTCCGACCCGCACGAAGCACGGCTGCCACTGGGTTGACCAGCCGGGCTCGGTGATCGGATTAGTGCAGTAGTCCGAATCGCCGAAAGGCTGGAACGCCTCAGACCATGTTGCGCCGCCATCATCGGAGGTCTTCATCCAGATTGCTTGCCCGGCAGCGCCTTCCGCCCCGCCATCGTTGGCAGCGACGGCGAAGAACAACCTGTCGCCAAACGTAGCAATCGACGCCATTGCGAAGTACGTCAAACCCGACGGGTCGGTGTAGGGATCCCACACCGTCTGCGATGTGACCGTCGGGTCATAGATACGGCAGTCCATCATCACACCACCTGTTCAATGATCGCGGTTTCCAGCAGCAGCTCGTTGAGGCTTGAGGCGTTCGCCCACTGGGCTGTTAGCTTCACTACGGGGCTTGCTGCGGTGGTGTCGACCACTGAGGTTCCTGTAGTGGTCGAACCGATCGAGTTCCAGCCGCTGAGTGTGCACAGCCCGGACCCGCCTGCGGTGAATGTTCCTGACGCACCGACGGTGCGGACCGTGACGTCGAACTCGGCGTAAATATCTTTGTGGGAACCGGAACTGGCCTGGTTCGGCACTGCGATGAAGGTTTGCGGCGCGGCGTTCGTCCCGATATAAGCCTTGAACGTCAATATCCCCGACGACGCAGCATTGCGGACGCTGCCCGCCACCCGAATCCGAAAAGTCGACCCTGCGGTCAACGCCCCCGCCTCCAACGTCATTGATACGACGTCGGTTTCAGTAGTCGAGTTAGTCAGCGCGAATTGGGTGGTCCTGGCAACGGGGGCCATCATCACCCGGGTCGTTGAGGCCGGGATCGTCGACAATCCCCGCTTCAGTTTCTTGCTGCTGTCGGTGGCGTCTTTTTGTTCCAGGCTGGTCATCGACGCACCGGTCAGCGGGGCTTTCAGGGCGAGCGCTGCGGTGAGCGTCGCCGCGTAACTCGCATCGTCATTGATCGCGTCAGCCAGCTTCTTGAGAGTGTCCAACGCGCCCGGAGCGCCGTTGATCAGATTGTTGATGGCCGTCGCGACGTCGGCGGCGGTCGCCAATTGTCCTGTCGTCCCGTTGATTCGGGCGAACAACCCAGCACTAGTGCCCCACACATCCCCGTTCACCGGAGCCGTTGGTGCCGTTCCCGGGGGGATGTTTAAACCCGCGCGGGTCGTTGTGGAGGCGAGAGTCACCAACTCCCCACTCAAGGTGACCACCCCGGTCTGCCGATCAATCGACACCACAGTGGTTTTCGCCGCGCCCAAGTCCGTGCGTGATCTGATAACGAAGTTGGATCCAGCATCCGAACCGGTCTCAGGATCAGCATTTGCACCAATCACCCAGCGGGCCAAATTGGCGGTTCGGAACGAGACTTCCCGGGTTTGTCCCGCTGCCGCGTTGACCTGGACTGACCGGGTCAACGCATCAGTGTTCCCACCCACCTGCAAATTGCCCGAAATATATTCACCGCTAGAGTTCCACCGCGCTACCCGAACACTCGGCGCCCCGTCGTCGTCAACCCACACCTCGACCTGGGTAGCTTGTACGGAGTCGTCCGAGTTTCGGCCGAGTCGCAGCACTGTGCCGGACCCACTGAGATACGAAATAGCAGCGGCCAGCGTCGCAGCCAACTTATCCAGCGTGACGCTGCCAGTGATCGGGTTGCGGGTGTCATCCAACCGGGGATCGAAATCAAAGACAGCATCCACCAGGAGGTCCAGCATCGCATTCACCGCGATAGCGACCTCATTAAGGCTCGCGCCAGTGACTATCTGGCCGTTGGACCAGTCGTTTTTAACGGTCACGCCGTCACCTCGTCAGCGTCCAGGACTAGCAGACGGCCGTAGGTGAGGACCAGATAGTCGCCGACCTGCGCGGTGACCTTGTTGCCCTTGTCGTCGTTGAGCTGAAGACGCCACTTCGCCGGGCCGGGCGGGTTCTGCTCGCCCCACACGTCGATGACGCCGCGCCACGTCAGGGCGTCTTCGCCAGCGAGTTCCTGCAGTACCTCGAAAAGCTGTGCAGGAGAGTCCAAGTGGACCGGACCGCTATCAAACATACCCATTTACACAACCTCCGATGCAGTAACGACGCTGAGTCCTGATGGCCTGTTCTGGCCGATGATCAAGTAGTTGCCTGTTTCCATCCCGACCCCGATGCCACGGAAGTCGCTGCCCACCTGCGAAACCTCGTCGGTGTCGACGACGTCGATGATCGTTTCGCCCAGAAGTGCGACGGTGAATGCGCGCGGGCCGTCGTCGTCGTTGCCGAACCAAATGTCGAGATCGTTGCCGGCCTTGGGATCAACTTCGGCTTCTGGCCCGATATCGGTGATCACGTCGGCGACCATCGCCTGCAGGCGGATCGTGTCGAATCCGATCCGCAGGCGCATCATCGTGTCGAGATCGGCGTTCTCACGGAACGTGATGTAGGTGTAGGCGTCATCGAAGATGTAGGGCTGCGGATTAGTCGCCAACATCGCCTGAATGTGCCCGTTGTCCACAGTCAGAGCAGAGAGCTTGTAGCGGGCCAACACGATTCGGCTGCCAGCCCCGAAGGGCTTCCACACCATGTTGCCCTTGCCATCGGTGCCGATGTCGCCGGCACCGCCTCCCATGCGGCGGATGTCGTACTCCGCAGACGGAAGTGGCGTCTGCGCGGTCCCGTTGAACATCAACGTGATGGTGTTGCCGGCGGACTCTAACGCCCGTACTCGGGATTCCAGCGCCAGCGCCTTCGCCCCTCCTGCTCTGGCGGCGTCGAAGATACCGAGGATGGCGTCGATGACGTAGTTCAGTGGGTTGTTGGTGTCGAGCATCTCGCCCAGGTTGGCGAACGCGTTGTAGATACGGTCGATGACGCCCTGAATCTTGTTCTGCACGGCGTCGTGTAGATGGATCCAGCCGTTTCCGACATCGTCGGCCGTCGGCCAGCCGACATCGTGGCCGGTGAGGAGCTGCAACAACTTTCGCATCGGCGCGTTGATGTCTTGGATCGCCAACAGCACTTCGTCGTCACCGTCATAGTTGCCGTTGATCGCTTCCAACAGCGTGACGAACTGCCCGATGATCGGGAGTGACTCGATGAAGTCGAGCAGCAGATTGGGTAGGTCTTCGGGGCCGTCGATGTCACCCGGGTCGGCAGTCGCTACCCGGGCGCTGAAGTCAGCGAAGACCCTCGTCAGGAAGCCAAACGGCGACAGGTCGCCCAGCGGGTTGCCGCCGCTAGAGCTATGGAACGTCGACGGCACCCGGGCCGCGGCCCGGCTGCGATGCGCCGACGCCGACATGTCCTGCAGCCGCGACTGCATCGTGTCGAGCGTCAGCGCGCCTGCTGGCAGGTTGGGGACACCGCCCGGTGTTGTCACTGTCGAACGGCCTTCAGTCTCTTCGCGATCCGCGCCGGTGCTTCCGGTGCGATCGCGGTCCGCGCGACCGCCGGCTCTGCGTCGGTGTGCTTCGGCGGATCGGGCAGCTTCACCGACTGCTCTTTGACGCCGTCGGTGATCCACGCTGGGGCATGGACCGCGTCCGGGTCGACGTGCTCGGTCTGCCGGATACCGAGGGCGACCATCTGCGAAGCAAGATCCGCCACCACCGGCGCCAGCACGTGCAGCGGCATCTCGGTGGCGGTCAGCAGCGCCGACGACAACGCCCCGCCTAGTGCCTTCGTCTGCCCGTCGATGTCATCGACCTCAGGAACTTTCTTCGGGATAACGCTCGACTCAATAACCTTGTCCGCGAGCGCCTTAACGGACTCTGGAGACAACTGATCTTCTTCTGACATCACCACATCCCCTGCTGTTGCAAGCCGCCCATCGCCTTCGCGATGAGGCCGGTCATCCGTTCGATTGCGTCCTTCTCGCTCCGGGTGTCGCCGAACTGCGCCCCGATCGCAACGGGCTTTCCCTCGCCCCAGTCGAACGACAGCTTCCGACAGCGGCGCACGTACACCCGTGGCATCAGGTACTTCGAGGTGCCGCCGACACGATCGCCGAGCCACCAGTGCCCGAATCCGTTGTCGCCGATCAGCCACGGGCAGGCATTGGCCACCTGCAGCGTGAAGGCCGTGTCGGGGTCTGTCTCACGGCGGCGTGCCCGTAGATCCATTGCCGATGCGGCGGTGAAGGCCTGCGTGACCGTCGTGCTCGCAGTTTCGAGGTAGTGGCCCCAGCCCTGCTTCGACACCCGTGCGAGTAGCCCCACGGACATGTAGGCCAAGATCGAGTCGCGGTAGATCGGGTTGAGAAATGCGTCGATCGCACCACCCAGCGAACCCACCGAGAGCGAGAAGCCGATACCTGCGCTGATTGCCGCAGATAGGTTGTCGCCCAATACATCCCCGCCGTAGTTGATGGCCCCGGAGATGAGCTCATTTACGCCAGGCATCGACTGGCCCCCGACGGTGATCCGGCCAGCGCCGCCCGGCGACCGCGAGAACTCCGACGTCTGAATCCCTGTGATGTCGCCGTCGCGGTACACCACGTACGGATGTGCGGGCAGCGTGCCGAGAATGCCCGGCAGTCGGTATCCGGTTTCGTCGATCGTCTCGCCGGTGATCAGGTCGTAGCTGTCCTCGACGTGATTGGACAGCACGTCGGCGAGCGTGCGGGATAGACCCGTGATGAGGTTCCCGCCCATGCTTGTGCCGGTCCGGAATCCCGACTTGTTGGCGATGCCAACGAACAGGGTTCCGCTGCGCCAGTTGGTGCCGGCACCTTCCCATGGCTCGGGGTCACCGTCGAACCACCGATGCAGATCCCATTGCAGCTCAGCGTCTTCGAGGATGGGTGCTGCGACTTCGAAGATGCTCGTCTTGATGTTGCCGACGACCAGGGCGAGTGGTGCGGTGGAATCGCCAAAGTAGTTCGGCTTGACCACAATCTGTGACTGCTCCCACACATGCGTCAGGTGATCAAGAAACGTCCCGTTGAACCAGTTCGCAGGATTGAGCAGGGCCAGGATGTCCTCGACGCTGATATTGGTCAACTGCAGCCGAAGCAAGTTGCACGCCAACGTCAGCAGAATCCCGTGATCGGCTTGCGCCAGCAGCATCCACGCCTTGGGCTGCTGAATGAGACTGATCGGGAGGAACGGATTCCCCGCTGTGTGAACGTGTTTCATCTCTTCGACGTCGTCGAGGAAGTCGATAACGACCTCGTCGCCCTTCTCGCCGCGAACAACCTTGACGCCGTTCTTCGCGCGCATCCGGCCGCAGATCCGGCCGCCCATGGTCTCGACTCGGACGTGAATGTTGCTGGTGCCGCGGGATTCTTCGTCGAGCGCCCAGAACGCTGCCCAAGTGCGACGCGGGTTGTCGAGGTCGATCGGGAGCCGAATCTGGAGGGTGCCGGTTTCGTTGACCTCGACGTTCACGCTGCCGGCGATCTCGCCGTAGACAGTGCCGCGGTACACCCAGTCGCCGTCGTAGAGCATGATCCCTGGCCGCTCGTTGGCGCGCCCGACGCGGTACTCGCGCACCTCGCGCGCCCAAGCGATGAAATCGGCGTGGTTGTCTCCGCCCAGGGTGAACGGCAGCACGAGGGGCAGCCGCGCGCCGCTGCCGGTACCGGTGAACGGCTCGGCGAACGTCGCCACCGTCATCGCAACGCCTCCAGTCGGTCACGGATACGCAGCCATGCGGGGCCGTGGTGGACGCAGTTCCGATGCATGGCCCTGCCGCAGCTGCATGGCGGTATGTCGGTCATCAGACCCGCGCGTACCAAAACCTCTGCGCTCATGCTTCGAGTCCGCTTTCAGCGGACCAGAATCGGCGTTGCCGCAGTGTGGCTTTCGCCCCTAGCGGGCCTCTGCATACGACCGGCACCAGGATCGGATCATCTTCGGTTCCGGTGTACGGCGGGACCCCGTAGATCGGCTCAACACCGTTGAACAGCCCGGCAGCGTTCGACAGGTCGGCGTTAACGTAGGTGTCCATAAACGGGTCGGACATCACACTGAGCATCTGTGTCAGCTTGGGGGTCACGATCATTCGCGCGGCATCCTGCCCGACGGTCCGGCCCCACTTGCGCTCCTGGTCGAAGCCAAAGTCGGGGAACTGCCATTCGTTGGCCGGGTCGAATGCCCATTCCAGCCACAGAGTCTGATCTGTGGGATTCCACACCTCGAACCACGCGGTGGTCGGCACGTAGTCGATGTCGAGGCTCTTGGGCCCCAGGTGCAGAATGCCGCTCCACAAGTCGTCGTCGGAGCCGGTCAGCGTGCCAGGCACTGTGAAGGAGATCGTGTAGTGGCCCACAGCACCGGTGACTGACACATTCCCCGCCCCTCCCACCGAGGACAGGGCGGCCAGCTTGTCGCGGACCGCCGTCAGCGACGCGTTGTAGGCGATCTCGGTCGCTGTCTGCCCGCCGAACGTCAGTGGGAACGTGCCGCCGTCCGCGTCGACGTCGACGGTGTAGCGGTTGTTCGGATTCAACCACTGGGCGCTGTCTTCAACGCCTTCGTACATCGGGTTCACGGCGATCGCCGACACGACGGCGTGATACTCGGCGCTGATGTCGGCGTCGAAGCCGTCGTCGGTGGTGTACTGAATTTCCCTGGCCAGCTTGAGGATCAGATGACGCGGACCTGATGGCCCGTCCCAGGTGCACGTCACCTTCTGTAGGTTGCCCGGCGTGCCCCACAGCCGCTGGAATCGCGGCCGGCTGCCCGTGGTCAGCCAGAACGGCAACACCAGCTCGCGGATCGGCACCGACTCGCCGATAACCCGGCCGCCGATCTCGAACGCACCCGACTGTGTGCGCGTCGTGAACCCGACGTCGTAGACGCCCTTCGGGTCGGTATCGAGAATGATCTCGTCGGCCAGGAAGTCGTCGTTAGGCGCCGACACCACCACCGAATCGCCGTTAGTCGATGCGAGGGTAATCGTTGCTACTGCCATGTCAGCCCAACCTCGACGCGGTTACTCGGTTCACGTAGCCCTGAAAGTGCGCGACGGCATCTTCGGCGTCGGTGCCCTGGATCGTCGTGTTGAAGACAGGGCCGGGGGATTGGCCTGCGCGTGCGCCGTGCACGTCGCTGGCATCCGGCGCCACCGACTGCAGTCCAGGGGAGATCGCCGACACCGGCACCGCACTGCCGTAGTTGCCGTCACCGGCGGCGACCGGGAGGCCGGCGGAATCGACTCGCTGGGACGGGTCGATCGAGATCCCGCCGACGAACTGCGAGATCGCCTGCAGCCAGCCCGGCGACTCATTCACGCCGAGCACGCCGAGCGCCGAGCTAACTTGGCCGTCGAGGAACGTGCCGATCGCAGATCCGAAGCCCGACAGCGACCCCGGCACGCCGAACTTAGATCCGCCGCCACCCGAGCTGCCTGAGGCCTTGCCCTCGGTGAACTTGCCCTTGAGGGCCTCGTCACGATCAGCCCGCGCGTCAGCGGCCTCTCTCGTGGCCTTCTGCACCGCGGTGTCGGCCGAAATCTTCTGTGACTCTTTGGCATCGGCTTCGAGCTCTCTGCGTCGGGCCTCGGCTTCCTTGACCCGATCGTCGGCGTCGCGAACCTTCTCGTCAGCCTCACGGACCGTCTTCGCGTCCGGTGGTGTGTAGTAGCCCGATTCGCCGTTGGGCCCGATCCCCGGGACGCCGGCCGCCGAGCTGCCACCGCCGCCGCCGGCCGCCCAACTGCTGCCGCCGCTCGATCCGCCGAACCCTTCGCCGAACATCTGCGGCAGGTACATGTGGTGATCGAACTGCGGGTCGTTCGCGCCGGCCGCGTTGCCGCCGATCGTAAAGACGCCGTTCTTCCCGCCAGACTCGGCGTTCACGCCGTTCGACAGAGTCATCGCCATGTGGCCGTCGTTGGGGTTGGGGCCGCGGTCGTACCAGCCGACCGAGATCTGGCCGGGACCGCCTGAGCCCTCGACGAAGCCGCGCGCAGCCAGCCACTCCCGCGCGGTCTTCGTCGTCATCAGCCCGCCGCCCGTACCGAGCGCGGTGTTGATCACCCGAGCGACAGAGCCCGAGCAGTCGAATCGCTGATCCTTGCTGTACGGGGTGCCAGACAGGCTCTGCGCAGCCAGCACGTCTGGCCCGTCGACCAGGCCGCCGCCGGCCAGGCCGGGAATCGACTTGAACCACGGCGCAAGGTTGGCCCCGTTGTTCATTGCGGCGATGACTGGCCAGTTCGCCCGCGTCGACGCAGCAGTGTTGATCGACTCGTTATTCGATACGCGAATGAAGCCGCCAGAGCCGCCCATTACGGCGGCGAGGATGCTGTCCGACGTTCCGGAGCCGGGGCCGCTGATCCGCCCGGACGGATCGACCACGCCGCCGCCGGCTCGGCTGCCCTGCGGGAGGATTACCGAACCCGCATCGCCGGGTGTGTACGTCGGCGGCGCCACTCGCGGCTGAATCACCAACTTCGAGTAGGTGTCCATGAACGACGACATCTGCTGGTCGGCATGCGAGGTATCTGCGTCGATCACGACAACGCGCTTGCCGTCCGTGAGCTGCTTGACCACCAGGCCGAGATCCTTGACTCGCTGCTCGGCGTCCGGGGTGTTGTCGTTGATCACGACAGTGCCGTCAGGCAGCGTGGTTACCGCGTCGCCGAGCTGCTCGATCTTGTCCTGCGTTTCCTTTGACGCCGCGGCTGCCGCCTTCATGTCGGCGATCATGTCGTCGGCCGAGAAGTGCATCATCTTGTCGGCGATGCCGTCCAGGCCCTCGCCGAAGCTGAATGCTTCCTCTGCGTTCTTGCGAAGGCCGGCAGCCACGTCCTTGTCGCCGAATGCGTCTTCGAGCGCTGCCATGCCTTGGAGCGCGAAGCCCGCGAGGTCCCCGAGGGCCGTACCGACAGTCGAGACGCCCTTCACCAGCTGACCCAGCGCGTTCACCGCGATCTGACACCCCCGCAACGTCACTTCGCCGATGCCGGTGAGGAAGTCGAGGATCTCGTCCGAGTGATCAGAGACCCAGGAGCTAAGGCCGGTGAGCGCGGGGGCGAAGGCCGCCCCGAGGCCCTGCTGGACCTTGCCGACCGCGACCTCGACGGACCGCTTGGCACTCTCGATCGAGCTGGCGCCCGTGCCGCCCATCGTGTCGGCGGCGCGCTTCACGGCGCCATCGACTTCGCCGAATTGCTGGACTGCGGTCCTGAGATCCAGCGCGCCGAGCGCGGCGCCCATGTCCTCGGCCTTCGTGCCGAACAGGCCGAGGCTGACGGTGTTCTTCTTCAGCGGGTCATCGAGCGCCCGCACGCGGTCGAGGGTCTCGATCATCGCCTGCTTGGCGGTATCGCCGCCCTGGGCGAAGCGATTCTGCATGGTGTCGACGTTGAGCCCGAGAGCGTCGAAGGCGGCTCCGACATCCTTGTTGCCGACGTCCATCACCTGAAGCGTGAATTCTTTGATCGCGTCAGCGGCGACGTCGGTGTCTCGGGCACCGCCCTTGGCGGCCTGAGCGATAAGTCCGAACGCCTCGTCGCCGGACAGGCCGACCTTGCGGAATTGCGTTCCGTACTCGTCCACCGTGTCCAGCAGATCCTCGGAGACGTTGAGGCCGTTCTGAGTCGCCCGCACGAGCAGATCCATGGCGCCCGTTGCGTCGGTCGCAAGGCCCGTCTTGATGGCCTGCGACGCCGACCGCGCCACGGCGGGGATCTCCTCGCCCATGACATCCGAGACCGTCGACAGCTGCTCGACCATGGCCTGGACGTCCGCCCGGGTCGCGTTGGGGTCGAGTAGGCCGCTCTGGATCGCCGCGCGGGCGGCGTCCATATTGGCCTCGATCGACTCGCCGAAGTTGCCGGCGTAGGCCTTCGCCGCAGCGTCCGCGATCGGCCGCATCTGCTCGGGCGACAGGCCAAGCTTGGCAGCGACGTTGGCCTGCGACTGCAGCTGATCCAGGCCCGACAGAACCTGCTTGGCCAACAACCCGCCAGCCAGGGCACCCAGCCCGACAGCAGCAGCCAATGCCACGCCGATCGGGCCGGCCTTGGTGCCGAGCGCAGCGATCGGGCCACCGAAGCCCTCGACGAAGCCGGACGCGGCCTCGATACCGCCCGAGCGTGCACCGCCAGCGAGGCCCTTGAGCTTGGCGCCGAACCCGTTGCCCAGCTTGTCGCCGGCCGACGCCGCGGACTTCTGCGCGCTCTCATATTCCTTGAGCGCATCCGCCGCGGCGCGGGTCGCGCGGGTCTCGTCGCGGGTGGCCTTCTCGACCGCTGCCTTGGCCCGCTCGTACCGCTGCCCCGACTGAATGCCCTTCTCGATCAGATCCTGGTATCCGGCCTGCGCGACCTTCAGCTTGCCCGTGGCGTCCGCGGCGCGATCGGCGAACTTCGCCTGATTGTCGAACGCGCGCTTGACATCCGCCTCAGCGGCGCGCACGCCCTCGGCGATGCTGGCGCCGAGCTTCTTGCCCACCGACTTGCCTTGGCCGGGCAAGAATCCCAGCTGCTTGTCGATCGACTTCGAGACGCCGTCGAGTGACGGAATGACCGGCATTACGGCGTAACCGATTGTCGTCATGTCACTTCACCCCCAATCCGTATGTGCGCTTGCGTCTTTCAAATGTCTTCCTCAGTTCAGCGACCCGAGCGCGCATGGCTGCTGCGGCGGCCTTGGCTTCGAACTCGGCTCGCGTCGGGTGATCGCTAACTCGGCTCTTCGGGTTGAGGATCTTCACCAACACCACCCACAGGTCGGCGATCAGGTGCTCGACCTGGCCCCATGGCCGCCGGCCGCCGTTGAGTGCCCGGGTTAGTGACGAGTCGACCGATAGTCCGCGAACCAACACGCCCAGCCGGCGAGCCGACAGGGTTCCGCGGTAGAAGTCGACTAGGTCGATGTTGTATTCACGCTGCAGGTCAGCCTCGATCTCGTCGCCATACTCATCGAGCAGGCGACCGAGGCCGCCTAGTTTCCCTGAGCCTCCACAAGCTTGTCGCCCAGCTCGTCGAGGTCGGCAGCCGTCAGCTCGGCGTCACATATGAGCTGCCACTGCACTTTGCCGAGTAGGCGCTTGGTGCCTTCGAAGTTGTCGCCGTTCCGGAACGCGTCCATTGCCGCGAGGGGAACCTTGCCGCCGACGGGGATCCGCAGCTCGATCCCGCAGTGTTGAACGTGCACGAAGCCGTCGTCGGCCTCGGCCTCCCGCGCAGCCGCTGATGGCTTCTTCCTAGGGGTCGGCGCCTTCTTGGCGGGAACTCGCGATCTGGTCGTTGCGGTCACGGGGGCAGCTCCTCGATATGGGGGGTTGGGTGGGATAGGCAGAGCGGATCGCGGCCCCGGGCGAAGGGATCAGCCTTGCCCGGGGCCGCGAGTGACGAAATCGGTTACGCGACAGTGACGGTGCCGCCGGTGCCGGCCGCAGAGATGGACGACACCCCGGCAGTGAACACCGCTGTGAACGGACCCGAGCCGGAACCGCTGACGGTCACACCGGAGCTGCCGATGCTCGCCAATGCCCGCAGCGCCGTCTGGAGCGCAGCCGACGTCAGCGTCGAGATCACCGTCGTCGCCTCGCCATTCACGGTCACCATGTACGCGGTCAGACCGGAGCCAAGAGTGATCACGACGGTAAACGGCAGACCGCCGACAGTCTGGAATACGTCACCGGCCGCGTCGACGGTGTGATGCACGACCATCTCCGCGAACGACAGTTCGCCTTCGATGATGCCGCCGTGCGACTTCAGTTCGACCGGCGCGGGCCGCAGCGAGACCCACACCTTGCTCCCGCCAGCGACGTCCTCGTCGACGAACCGATACAGCACGTACACCTGCACGTTCTTCGGTGCGCCAACCTTGTTCGACGCTGAGCCCGGCAGAACGATCTTCCTCGTGGCCTCGTTCGTCTCCAGCGCGGTAAATCCGGTCTTGAGCTTGCCCTTCTTGAGCTTGACCCGGAACTGCGGGTGACCGAACGCGTCGTATTCCTTGACCTCGATTGTCGGGTCGAGCGGAATGCCCTTCTTGTCGTCGATCAGGCCAGAGAATTCCCAGCCGAGCGCCACGAGGTCAGCGCCCGCCGTCGCGGGGATCTTCGTGGCGATGTCGGTGACATCTTCGGCCAGCAGCAGCCAGACCTCGGCCTTATCTGGGATCAGAGTGGCATCAGGGTTAATCGCTTCGGTAGTCATTGCGTGTTCCCTCCTTCAAGGGCTATCCAATGCCCTTGCGGGCCAACAGAACCCCGCCCGGACGGACGAGGCGACTAATCGCGCAGCAGGTGATCTACTGCGGTACTGCAGTGCGGGCGCGAGCGCGCACCGTGAAGGACGACAGGTCGCCCTTGGTCTTCGAATCGCGGGCATCGAGCACACCCGTCCCGGGCAGCACCGACGCGATACCGGGGATGCGGGCGCCCAGCAGCCGCGCTAGCGCCGCGTGCACGTAGGTGCGATTCCGGCCCGACGTCCACGACGTCACGCGGATCGTCGGCGACGTCGCAGCCGGCCACATGCCCAGCGCATCGCCGTCATCAGCGACGACCAGGACCGGCGCCGATCCGAGAGACCAATCGGCGGGCAGCTCCAGGCGCACCTTCAGCTCCGGAAAGCGTCCCGCGAGATCGGCCTTCAGCCAATCCTTGACCAGCCGTGCCACGTCGACAGGCTCGCGGTCGGTCACTTCGTTCGCACTTCGAGACCAGCCGCGGCAGCTGCTCGGGTCAGCACGCCATCCTTGGCCTGCTGCTCGGCCGGCACCGCCACCGAGGCGGCAGCACGGTCGGTGGTGTACTCAGTGACCTCGGCGTCGGCGCCAGCTTGGGCGGCGATCTTGTGGGCCAGCGCGTTGATAGCCGGCGCGGCGAGCTGCTTGAGCACCTCGGCGCCGCCGGCACGGTTCAGCTTGAACGTCACCCTTGGCTCCTCGTGCACAGCACTTCGAGGCCGCCGCGGCCAGCCGAGCGCCAGTCGTTCACGATGATGCTGAATCGCTGATTGCGGACCGTCAGCTCGTCGCGGTTGGTGAGGTCGACCCCGGGCATGAAGTAGACGGTGTACGCGAT